TGACTAATCAGGGTATTTTGGTTTTGAATACCGCTGCACCGGCTTATGAAGTCACAAGAAAGATGCTGTTGCGTGTTATGGGGCATACAGATGAACAACTGGAATATGCACGTCAGAAGATGCAGAAGGTGGAAAAGCCTGATGTGTATGTAAAAATGTATCTTAATGTGTTGGAGTGGGAAATAAAAAGACGGTGTGTAAAGGCTGAATATATTGCAAGCCTTCCCAAGCCTACACTTTTAGATAAAGTCAAATATAAAGCAAAGAAATTTTTAGAAAGAAGGTGAATAAATGTCATCCATTCAAACAGGTATTGTCTTACAGGACAATTTTTCTAATGTTGCACAGGGTGTTGTTGAATCTATGTATAACATGGCTGCTACTGCTTATGAAGCATCACAGGCTGTTAGTTCAAATGTTGACACAAGCAGTATTCAGGCAGCAACAGAAGAAATTAATCAAGCAACTGCTGCTATGGATGAACTTAATGCAGCAGCAAGTAGACCAACAGCATCAAGTGTTGCACAGCCTGTTGTGGATGGGGGAAACGGTCAGGTGATTAACGTGGATGTAAACCCGGTACTTCCTGACCCTTTGGTTGAAAATCCTGAACCTTTAACATTGGATATTCAACCAAACGCACCCCCGACAGGTGAAATTGGTCAACGTATCGAAAATATCAGAAATCAACTGAATGATGTATTATCAATGCAACAGCAGATTGACCAAACTGCTGCAACGGTTGATGTATTGCCGGATGAAGTCACTAACAGAATGTCACGGGTAAATGCCCTTATAGAGCAGATACAAGCAAACCTTGCCTTTTCGGTAGAAAATCCTTTTGGTTTAGGTGGCAATGAAATTGAACAGCAACTTTCAGCAATAGAAAGATCGCTGAATCAGGCTGTTACACAGCAGAATATGCTTAATAATGCTGTTGGCAACACTGAAAGGTATATCCGCGACAATGTGGATGAACAGGGGCGTTTCAATCAGGAAGTTTTAGCCGGAACACAACAGGCAAATGAACTGACCAACACAATCAAAAGGGCAGTTGCAGCCTATGTCAGTATTCAGTCAGTCGGTAAGGCGTTGGATATTTCTGATGAACTTGCAAGCACAACAGCAAGATTGAACCTGATGAATGACAATCTGCAATCAACGGAAGAATTGACCAATATGGTCTATGCTGCTGCACAAAATTCAAGAGGTTCATTTTCTGATATGGCTGCAAATGTTGCCAAAATCGGAAATCTTGCGGGTGATGCGTTCAGCAGTTCAGAACAGATTGTTGTTTTTGCTGAACAGTTGAACAAGCAGATGAAACTTTCAGGAGCATCTACACAGGAAGCAAGTGCAGCAATGTTACAGTTGACGCAATCGTTAGCCAAAGGTTGCCTGAACGGTGATGAACTTACTTCTGTCATGGAAAATGGTTCAATGGTGACACAGACCATTGCTGATTATATGGGAATAACCCAAGGTGAATTGAAAGACCTTGCAGCAGAGGGACAAGTTACATCTGATATAATTATTGCAGCAATGCTTGGTGCAGCAGACCAGACTAACGCAGCATTTGAAACATTACCTATGACATGGGCAGATGTTTGGCAGAGCATGAAAAACAGTGCTTTGGTTGCATTCCGTCCAATATTGCAAAAAATCAATGACTTGGCGAACAGTCAGGCGGTTCAGACTTTTGTAAATAGTGCGATTGAAGCAATGGCAACACTTGCAAATATCGTATTGAACATTTTTGAACTTGTCGGAACGGTGGGTGGTTTCATTGCTGATAACTGGTCAGTGATTAGTCCTATCATTTATGGTGTCGTTGGTGCATTGGCAGTATACGCAGCGTACCTTGGCATTGTGAAGGGAATAGAAATTGCATCCGCTGCTGCAACAGCAATTCATTCAGTGGCAATGTCTGCAAAAATCGGTGTTATGGCAGCACTTACGGGTCAGACAATGGCTGCAACTGCTGCACAGATGGGTTATAACGGTGCATTGTATGCGTGTCCTGTTGTTTGGATTATCGTATTGATTATTGCATTGATTGCGGTAATTATGGCGGTATGTTCAGCAATAGCCAAGATGACAGGTATTGCCAATTCAGGATTCGGTGTGATTACTGGCGGTGTGAACGTGGTGATTCAGTTCTTCAAGAACTTGGGTCTGACCGTGGCAAACATTGCCTTGGGTATCGGTAACGCCATAGCAGCACTTGCATCCAATATGATGACGGCATTTCACAATGCTATCTGTAATGTACAAGCATGGTTTTACAATCTGTTATCAACTGCCTGTTCAGTAATTGAAAATATAGCAGCAGCCTTGAATAAGTTGCCATTTGTAAGTTTTGATTATTCAGGCATCAGTTCAGCAGCAGATGACTATGCAGCCAAAGCAAGTGAAGCAGCCGGAAACAAAGAGGACTACACCAGTATTTCAGATGCTTTCAATGAAGGTTTCACAACCTTTGATGCGTTTCAGGACGGTTGGCAAACAGACGCATTCAATGCGGGTGCAGCTTGGGGTGATGGTGTTGCTGACAAGGTTTCAAATTTCAGTTTGTCAGACTTGTTTGGTAAAACGGAAGTACCTGACCCGGCATCATATACTGATGGTTTCAATGATGTAATAGCAAATTCCGGCATTGGTGACGGTGTTGGAAGTATTGACGATAACACAGGTAAAATCAAGGATTCTTTGGAAGTATCAGAGGAAGAATTGAAATACTTGCGTGACATTGCAGAACAGGAAGCCATTAACAGATTCACAACCGCTGAAATCAATGTTGATATGTCAGGTATGCAGAACACCGTGAACAGCGGTGATGACATTGACGGTTTTATGACCAAACTGACAGACAGCGTGAATGAAGCGGTAGACAATATGACGGAAGGGTTGCATGAATAACCCCAACAGTGCAAAAGTCCTTGGTGCAGATTAGGGACTTTTGTTTTGTCTTGGAAGGTGTTACAATTCTGATGAAGCATAAGATTATAACAGGCGGGGTAATCTATGGAAATTAAACGAAAAGATGACGGAACTATTGAAGGAATGGCAACAATG